AGGGAGATTATCACCGACTTTAAGGCTATTCGGCAAGCAGAGAACCTACAAGCCGCCAAAGAACGATTGGCGGCTTTCAGTGCTAAGTGGGAGTCCAGTTATAAGCGTCGAATCAAGAATCTAGTCCAAATGGAGGAGCTATTCACGTTCTTCAGTTTTCCAACTGCGATCCGTCAGACCATCTACTCGACGAACCTAATTGAGTCGTTCAATAAGAGCCTGAAGAAGATGGTCCGACGTAAAGAGCAGTTCCCAAACGAAGGAGCCCTCGATCGCTTTATCATGACGCAAGTGATGGAGTACAACGATAAATTTGAGAATCGAGCACATCGGGGATTCAAGGACTGTCACGACACGCTTGATTCGATGTTTTAGAATCGCCAATTCATGCGGGCGAAGTTTCCTTTTTTACACAACATTCTTGACACTCTCCTATAATTAAAGAAACTAATGTTCGAGGTAACGATAAATGGGTGAGCAAAAAAATGTTTATTTTAATCAACACGGCGAAGTAGTTAGCCGAGGATATGATGGAAGAAATCATTATGAACAGATTGTCTTTAATCTGCGACAAGTAGAGGCAATTAAACTAATTATTGAAAAATGCAACGAGCAAGGTCGCTACCAAAATTAGATAATTGGATATATCCATTTTTGAACTTAGTTGTCTTTTCGTGGTGTCCTAAAATTTGCTTTAACCCCTCAATGGTTTTTTCCATATTATTGTATTTCTCTTGGTATTTAGCTTCAGTTAGAGCCCTATCAAGGAAATCATTTATAACCCCTAAAGATTTAAGAGTATCAATTGATGAAGCAAATTCTGAAGTTATCTGATCATCGATCGATAGGAAACGAGGAGTTATCCAGTAATCAGAGTTACCCTCAACTGCCCACAGTTGACTAGTTAGCAATAGCTCAGATTCGCTATGTGCTAGTTGCTTTATTAAGTGTGCTTCATCGCTTCCAAATTGAGCAACAACAGTAGCTAGTCTGGGACTAACAACATTATTTTTGCGATTGTCTACAGTAGAAGCAATAAGGTTAACGTATAATTTGCGAATATCATCTTCGTTAAGCTGATAACGAGCTTCTTCAATGGCCTTAACTGCCAAGCCTACCTTTGATGAGTCGCGATTCTCTACTGGTATTTGTTTGTTCTTTTCTCGAATCTCTTTTGTAAATTGTTCAAGTTTTGCCTTTTGAATAATTCTAAGTTTTAATAGTGGCCAACAAAGAGCCGTAGCAACGCCATCTAACGCCTGGCCGGTTGTTCTTGCTGATGGGTTGACTAAATACTCAATAGTGCTTTGAGGCAGAAAATTCTTCCATGCTTCTATTTGATTTGGATCCATATTTCATCACGTCCTTTCTTCGGAGAGGGCTTATATGGTCTGATAAGGGCGCAGTTTACGCCTCAATTCAACTCCTTAGCTCATCCCTATGGCAGTAGGGATGAGCCTTTTTTTGTTTTCTAAATGTTTAACATTTGCTTCTTCTTAGCTTCAAACTCTTCTTGAGTTATTACGCCATCATCAGCTAGCTTCTTATATTTAACAATTTCGTCGGCTGCCGAAATAGATTTTTGACTTTGGTTAGTAAGCTTTTTTTGCTGCTCAAGCTGCAAGCGCTGAGTATTTTTACTAATCGTGGCATCAAGGACACCACAAACATCATGAAACTGTTTGTAGTATTCATTTGCTACAAATCCGCCCTTCTTTGTTTCAGAATTTAGAAACATCAAACGAATATTCTCGTTGTTACTAAAAGTGATTACAACACCAAGCTTATCAACATAATCATAATTTTTCCCTCCGGTAACGGCTCCCACAATGGCCCCAGCACCACCAGCGATAGCACCACCAACTACAGCTCTAGTAATGCCATGCTTTTTAGTTTGATTGTGACCTTCTTCAATAGGAGTGTAACTTACAATATCAGAGAATTTGTATACCTTATAGTGCTTGTCCAATAATGTTGTGTCCATAAGTATTTCTTCTCTACTAGGATCAAAATAGTACCTTCCAACTTTTAAGGCTCCATCATTTTTAAATGGAGCAGCAGTTTTTTGATATTCGGCTTGAAGTTCCTGATCTTGCTGTTCGAGAGCCTTAACTTTATTTTGATTAGTCACATCTGTATCAAATTTCGCTATATGGTTTTTATAGTATTGCTTATAGAGAGGTACGTTATGTGACTTTCTATATTCTATCCATTCTTTTTTAGGCACGATAAACCAAACGCTACCGTCGATTGGCGATACTTTGACTTTTTGTTCCAAACACCAAGTAACTATCCAGAAGACTAGTGCTATAAGTGGATTCCAAAAAATAAGCAATATAGTAATACCGGCTGTTACTAGCTGATACGTTGTATATCGACGATAATAAGAGACATCATCATTTAAATGATATTCATTGTAATTAGTTACCTTTTTCCCTTGGTAAACATTTGAAGATGTAGAAGATGTGTTGCGCTCGTTCTTTTTAGTCAAAGCATCAGCAATAACTTTTCTAGTATCTATAGATGTGCGGTAATAAATTTTATTGTATAGTTTTCGCTTAGGATGAAGCCATCCTGCGGCCTTTGTCCCATACCCAGGAATAAGACTCTTCTTTAATTTTCTGGTGTATGCGCCCTTATACTTTGCGGCTAAAGATTTTTTAATTGATGGTTTGCGCAGTATACCTCGTGACATTTTATCCTCCCAACAGCTTTTAACGTCAATCAGGTTTGGACGTATATTGCTATATTAAATCCGCAAGAACTAACGGGATTCCAAACGTTTGGCAAAAAGCAGTTCGATTGTTAATTTCAATATCCTGTCGGCTAGCATAGTTTTTGATCAACTTGACTCCGTAAACATTAGCAGCGTACTCATTCTTAATTGAGAGCGATGGTGATGAGTAGCGATTAATCCCTTCATCGCCATCTATCAAATGTCCCATTTCGTGAGCAACTACGAATCCATACTCAGGTTTGTTTCTCCAGCTGGTATTAATCCACACGGCTTTGTCTTTTTGCGATGAAAAACCCGCAAGGGATGCTGGAAGCTGATCAGTAAAGGTTACCCCAAATCCGTGATCAAATCCCCAATTAACCAAATAAGTGATTAGCTCGTCCATTTTAGTCATCCCCCTTTCGATATGCGTCCAAGAGGGCCTTAATCATGTCTTTTTCATGATCATTGATTGGCTTACCGTTGTACATACGGACACCATCTAATAGGTCGACAGGTTGATTATCTGACGATCCGCTGTGGTTACTTGTCAAATAGGTGATATTCACTCCAAAGTGATCAGCCAGCTTTTGAAGTGAACCTGAACGAGGCATTTTTCTACCATGCTGCCAATCTGACACAGTAGAGTAGGCAACTCCAATTCGATTAGATAACTGAGTAAGATTTTCACCGCGATCGTCCATAAGTCTGTTAAGGTTAGTAGCAAATATTTTTACGATATCTTCCATAATTACACCTCGTTTTGATGTGCCCATTATAACACTTAAAGCGAAAAAATTTCGTTTTTTTCGAAAAAAGTGTTTGCTTTTCGCTAAAAGCGTGATATTATAAAATCACAGCAAAGGAGGTGACAATATGACAGACCTTATTCCAACCGAAGTAAAGCACACCATCAAAGATCTTCGGGTACGTGCGGGATTATCCCAGTCTGAAGTTTCAAAGAGACTAGGCGTTACCGAACCGACCCTTCGTAAGTGGGAAAACGATTCGAGCGTTCTTTCATTCCGACAGATGAAGGAGATTGCTGGCTTCTACCACATTCCATTGGATTATATTTTTTTTGGCCCAGATAACGCTTTTAGCGAAAAATAAGGAGATGCTTAAATTGGAAAACCAAGTAGAAATTATCAAGCAGGTAAACGATCAGGAAGTTATGGATAGTCGGGATGTAGCAAAAACGATTGGCAAGCGCCACCGTGATTTAATGCGCGATATCCGCCGGTATATCAGTGATTTGGAGGAGAGCGCAAAATTGCGCTCTCGTGATATGGAGCACGATCCAAAATTGGATTCTGCTCAATTCTTCATTGAATCAAGCTATATCGACCCAAATAAGCGAGAGCGTCCATGCTACCTGCTCACTAAGCAAGGTTGCGAGTTCGTGGCCAACAAGCTGACCGGCAAGAAGGGGACGATCTTCACAGCTACCTACGTCGGTTTATTTAACCAATACCAAGCCGAACACAACGGCAAGATGATCGGCGCCGACAAGAATCTCACTCGTGAGAACTTGGAATTCAAGCTCAAGTGGTTAGCAGAAATGCGGAAACAAAACATTAATAAGGACCACCAGCTTCGCAACGAAGATGCCAAAATCTGGCTGGAATTAGCGAATGTTGCTGACGATTACGGCGAACGTCGAATGGCAACGGAGATGCGGAACGAAGCTATCCAAACCATGACTAGCTTACCAGTTGGCGGCCAGCGGGAATATACCGCAAGCGAGATTGCCAATAAGTTAGGTGTTTCTGCAATTCAGATTGGCAAGTGGGGTAACAAGCTGGGGATTAAACGGGATCAACACTTAAGCTATCGGACCCCAGAAGGAGCTTGGCGCTACTTCCCAGAAGCCGTTGAGTTGTTTCAAAAGAACCAACTAGAAATCCAAGAAGATTTTTGGGACTAGAAAGGGAGGAAATAACGATGATGAAAATTAAGAAGGGTAATGCGGAATTAAATTTAAGCATAAAAAAAGGGTTATCTCAATCAACGATCAAGATAACCGCTAAAGGCTTAGAAGCTACAGTTAGGCGTCAACCAAGTGTAGATTCCCATCATCACCAGGTTTGAACTCACGATTTGTTCTAATAACGACTTTGTCAGGGTAAACATCTGAAAATACTACAAGACCTGTACTGTATACGGACATAGTTGCGGAGTGGTTATCGAACTGGGCCGTATATGCAGTTACATTAACTGATTGATCATAGCCAGTAACCAGCTTTTGAGTAACTTCAGCACCTGGAAAACCATAATTCGAATAATCGTATTCTAAATTAACGTGTTCAAACATGCTATTCACCTCCTTTCATCAGGAGATGACTTAATTCTAGCAGAAAGGGGGGACTTGAATGCCACTGCAAATAGATGACTTCACACCGGACTTGATCGCCCAACTCTATGAGCAGATTCGGCCGATGTTCCTGAAGGAGTACGGCTTGTCCAGGCGCCAAGAGGTCGACAAGATGATCGGCCTAGACGAATTCATTGGGCTCTTGCCGATGCGCAAGGGCAAAGAATGGGTCAAGGCCTACATCTTCGAAGGCCACCCAGAAACGCAGGCGTTTGTCTACGGACTAAACGCAGGACGAGGGCACCCGATTAAGATTAATGAACGCAAAGCAATTGAATGGATCAACGCCAATGTCGATTTGATTGACTGGCGAGCCAAGTTATAGGAGGGATAGAGATGGGGATATTACTGGTCATCATGGCGGTCTTATCGATCGCTTTGGTGGTTAACGACGTTCTACTTACGGAGCGTTGTCACCGCCTGGAGATGAAGCTACGCAACGAACACTACAAGGAGGCTCGCCATGACTAACACCGAAGCGCTGTCGTTTCTAGCGCTATTCATTTTAGCAATCACATTGTTACTGAAGGATCAATTGATCATGGCCATCATTGCCATCGTGCCGCTCGTTGCTACGAGCTTCAAGTACAGCTTTCCACAGAACGTAAAAAAACCTAGTGGCCACAACCACTAAGCTTCAAGAATCAAAACATTAATTGAGGTAATTCTAACATGACACCAGATGAAATTAAAGTTGGCCAAGTGGCTAACCGGTTTTTGAAATTAGGCGATCACCTAGTTACAGACGCTAACCGCCTGGTCTTACACGAACCGATGACGCGCAGTGAAGCAATCGCAGAGCATGACGCCATTATTGAGCAAGCAGAGAAACTAGTTCTGTACGCAAAGGACTGGAAGCACGAAGTCACAGGGAGGTTTTAACCATGTATCAACAGCAGCAACCACAGGAACCAGTAAACGTTAGGGAATTAACCGACCAGGTCGCAGGACGCCTGGAGGATCTGAAAGACGAGGGACTAGCGCTGCCAACGAATTATAGCGCTCAAAATGCACTGAAAGCAGCTTACTTACGGTTGCAAGGTGTCAAAGACCGGCAAGGACGTCCGGCACTAACCGTTTGCTCGCAATCAAGCATTGCTAACGCCTTGCTTGATATGGCGATTCAAGGCCTTTCGCCGGCCAAGAATCAGTGTTACTTCATCGTTTACGGCAACGAGTTACAAATGCAAAGGTCGTATTTCGGTACAATCGCCGCTTTAAAACGACTTGCCAGTATTGAAGACATTGATGCTCAAGTTGTGCATCGTGGCGATAAGTTTGAGATCGGTGCCGATGAGATTGGCCACATTATTGTAACTAAGTTTGAACCCTCCTTTACCAACTTGGACAAGGAATTAATCGGTGCCTTCGCCTTCATCAAGCTAGCTAATGGGCGAGTGGACTATACCGTTATGACGAAGGCTCAAATTGATACGTCATGGGCGCAAAGCCGGAACCGGCATAACAACGTCCAGGAGAAGTTCAGCGATGAGATGGCCAAACGGACGGTTTTAAACCGCGCGGCTAAGATGTTCATCAACACGTCAGACGATAGCGACTTACTAACCGGCTCAATTAACGCCGCCACCGAAGCAGAGTACGAAGAGCCAAAGGACGTAACGGCCGTCACCACCGAAGAGGAAAGCTCAACGCAATTGCTAGCCGACTTTAAGAAGGCACAAGCAGCCGAAAAAAAGAGCAACACGCCACAAGGCCCAGAGAAGCCCGTAGAGGCCGAGAAGGTGGAAGATGGGGAAATTATCGAATCAGAGACTAAAAACGATTCTAGGCCCGCTTCGCAAGACACAGATGACACAGATAAGGAAAACGGGGAAGAGATACCTGACGGGCAAACCTCCATTTACGACTTCGTAGGGGGTGACGAAAATGCCTAAGTTGACCGCCGAAAATTATTACTCACACGAAACCGATTGGGAGTACATGAGTTTTAGCCTGTACAAAGACTTTAAAAAGTGTGAAGCTGCCACTTTAGCAAAGCTCAAGGAAGATTGGCATCCGACATCAAGCCCGACAGCTTTGTTAGTTGGTAATTATATCCACTCATACTTCGAAAGCCCGGAAGCACACCAAGCTTGGTTAGACCGGTCAGAAACCGGGACGAAAACTAACCGGGAACTGATGATGACCAAGCCAACGAAAACCAATCCTAACGGCCACTTACGAGCCGAGTTTAAACTGGCCGACAAGATGATCAAGACATTAGAAGATGACGAGTGGTTCAACTTTGTTTATACGCCAGGTAAGAAAGAAGTAATCGTGACCGGTAAGATCGGTGGTCACGAATGGAAGGGTAAGATTGACAGCCTGGTTTTAGACAAGAGTTACTTTTGCGACTTAAAGACCGTTGATGACATCCATAAGAAGCATTGGAATGATGAAAACAAGCTTTACACGAATTTCATTGAAGATCGTGGTTACGTCATGCAAGCGGCAATTTACCAAGAGTTGATCAAACAAACTTTTGGCAGACAATGCCAACCATACCTGTTCGCCGTTAGCAAGCAAACCCCACCAGACAAGGGTGCCTTTGACTTTCAAGGCGACACCAAGTTTTTAATGCAAGAAGCGATCGACGAGATCAAAGAAAACCAAGGACGATACTGGCAAATCATGAACGGTGAAGTAGCACCGAAACACTGTGGAAAGTGTGAATATTGCCGGTTAACGAAGGAACTATCCGGATTCAAGCACGTAACAGATATTGAGGTGGACTAAATGAGTGAAGCAACAATCCAATTTCAAGGCCGCTTAACTAACGAACCGCAACAACGCCAGGTCGGAAACTACACCGTCACCAATATTGATGTAGCGGTCGATGGGAGCCGAAAGGACCAACAAGGCAACACGAAGACAGAATACTACCGGGTCGCCGTCTGGGGTAACCGTGGCGACTTTGTTCGCAACTATCTACACAAGGGTCAACCAGTGATGGTTAGCGGCACGCTTACCACTCACCAATACAAGCGTAACGATGGTGGCGCTGGAATTAGCCTGGACGTCCGGGCCGATCATGTTGACTTTGTGTTAAGCAAGCCACGGAACCAAAAAGGCGGCAACCTACCACAAGGGCCGACGCCACAATACAACCAACAACCTAACCAGGCACCACAGCAATCCAACCAACAACAAAATCAAGCACCGCAGTACAACCAACAAGCCGGTAATGGTTTTAACCAGCAGGCCGGACAGGCTCCAGCGCCGCAGAATGCCCCACAAGGTAACAACATGGGTAATTACCCTAACCAACCCCAAAACGGCTCACAGGGCTTAGGAACGCCCGGACAGCCACAACCGGTCGACACTAACGACTTGCCCTTCTAACTTATGACCACTGGGAAAGCGGTATGGCGTGACGGTTACTGGATCGTAAAGCCTGACGAGCACCCCACCGAAGCTACATTTGAACGTCTTGGAACCTGGAATGGTAGCGAGGTAGCCGAGGTAGAGTTGCAATTTGCCGACCCAAGACGAGCCCGACCTAAACAGCGGGCGCTATTCTTTGCCTTACTGCAAGATATCTGGCGATGGTCAGGTGAACCGGTCGACTGGCTGAAGGAATACTTTTACGCCAGGTATACCATCCGCACTCAAGGCGATGAAATTAGCCTAGCCAATGATACAAGCAACTCGGTAACGGAAGCACGCTATTTACTTGATGACGTTGTTAAATTCATCTTCGAGTACGACGTCCCGATCCGGAGCGGATACATGCTTTTACCGAGAGATGAAAGCAACTTCCAATACCAATGCATCAAGCACCGTAAATGCTTAATCTGCGGTCGTCACGCCGACATTAACCATATTGACGAGGTCGGGATGGGACGTAATCGAAACCATCTCGATCATACCCAGGCCAGGCTATCGGCTTTGTGCCGTGAGCACCACCAAGAATTCCACCAGATCGGCTATCAAGCTTTCTGCAGTAAGTACAAACTTACCGGGATGGGGATCAAGGTTGACGCTGACACGCTTAAATCAATTGGCCTACAAGGACATTACCAAGAAGGAGGGAGCAAACGATGAGTAATTTGTTATTAGACGAGCGTCCAATAATGGTCCTCCCTAAACTAGCCTGTGAAATTGGGCTGAACGAAGCAATCATATTGCAACAAATACACTATTGGCTGCAAAAAAGTAAGAACATTGAGGCTGGCCACAAGTGGATTTACAACACTTACAACGCCTGGCAAAAGCAATTTCCGTTCTGGTCAATCCCGACAATTCGGCGAACAATTACCAGCCTAGAAAAGCAAGGGGCGATCATTACCGGCAACTTCAATAAGGCGGGATTTGATAAGACCAAGTGGTATCGAATTGACTATCAAAAGCTCGAATCAATGAGCAGACGATGTGATCAAAATGATCAGACGATGAGATCAATTTGGACAGATGGAGCTGATCAAAATGATCAGACCAATACCATAGACTACACAGAGACTACTACAGAGACTACTAACAATAGTCAAACCCCCAACCCCCTTAAAAGGGGGTCTATCCCTGGCTGATGCCACCAAAGAAATCATTAGCTATTTAAACCAGCAAGCAGGGACGTCTTACCGAGCTAGTTCAAAGGCTACTCAAAGGTTTGTACACGCTAGGTTAAAAGAGAATTATACGGTCGATGACTGCAAGAAAGTTATCGATATCAAAGTTGCTAACTGGAAGGATGACCCGAAGATGAGGAAATACTTACGGCCGCAGACGTTGTTTAGTAACAAGTTCGAAGGATATTTGAACGAACCGATGCCAGCTAAGCAACCACCAAAGAGGGCTAAAGGTTACTTATTTTAGAGAGGTGAGAAAGTATGAAGATGCCGCAATTTTTTCAGGATCTGATCAAGACTAATAAGGTTAAGGTAGATCCCTCGAAGGATCGGACTTGGTTAGATGAGCGGAGGAAGAAGATGGATGCCGGTTGGGCCGAGGACTACTACACGGCCAAGGCTGAAAAGGAACGGCAAAGCTGGCTGAATGATAGCTTGTGGTCGGGCAATCAACCCCTCCAGTTTACTTTTGAAAACTGGGTGCCGTCGATGCAAGAAAACGACGGGCAAGCTCGAAACGTTGGTAATCAAGCCTGGGTGATGGCTGACCGAGTAATTAAAGGCGAGCAATTCAACATCTTGATGAACGGTGAACCAGGAACGGGTAAGACTAGCCTAGCCCTTGCAATCGCCTGGAAAGCCTGGCAAGAAGCCGAAATGAACTTCCTGTTCATCTCAACAATGGAACTTGTAAGTATGTTTTCACAACGGTTTGACGATCAAGAGGTCGCCTGGCGATTAGACGATTTGCAAAAGCGGGCAAAGAATGCACCGATCCTAATCTTGGACGATTTCGGAACCGAAGGCGGAATGAAGAACGAGCATGGCTACTACAAGCCAGTTCGTAAGGATATGCAAGAGTGGCTTTACCAAGTCGCCAACGCTCGCTATGACCAGATCACAAACTCCCACAAGGGCGTAACTATCGTCACCACTAACAACGCTAGTGGCGAGTTAATACAGATGTACAACCCAAAGCTGATTAGCCGGGTCATCACTAAACGCCGACCAAACGTACTTAATTTTGACGGTTTAGACGATATGCGAGGTTAGGTATGATGACAGTTAACTTATGGCCGGGTGACCGGGTTAAGTGGCGCAAGGTAACGTTTACGATCCATTCCACCTGGCAAGATGGGACGGTTGATCTGTGGGACGCAGACAACCACGCCTTGATTGAAGACGTAGCAGCAAGTGAACTGGAGGTGATCTAATGGACAAACTTCGGGAGCATGAAGAAGTTGAACCTTACTCAGAGGCAGACGCCAAGGCAGAATATGATGAATGGATGAAACAGGCCATCATGGATGACAAGGCACAGTAGGAGGACGACTAATGACAACGCAAGACATAAGTAGCAATCCGTTTGAAATCATTGATGGTCAGGTCATCTTACATGACGAATTTCAAGGAGTAGATAGAGTCGTTATAAATTATGAGCAAGTGGCTGCAATCAAGCTATTACTGGAGGCACTGAGTTAGATGGCGAGGGGTGGTTTTTAAGGTCAATGCTACCTGGCAAGATGGGACGGTTGACCTTTGGGACGATCATTACCAGTTAATGCAACCAGATGCTAAGGTGAGCGAGGTTGAGCGAGTGGATACAGGGAAACGAATGGTCAAATAAAAAGGCCACCGAAACGGGTGGCGGGGTGCGATTACCAGGAATAGCGTTGGCGGAAGGCATTGTTAATTTAGTCTTTAAATTATTAATATTATTTAAGTTTACCATCCCCTTAGCAGCAAAGTATTGTGAGGAAACTTGTGCGGTAGGTAATGAAACTTTGCTTAATGCCTTCATCTGTTTAGCTACGCCATTCATCAATTTTGTTACCGTAACGGCTTTTTATCCGTTACTTCTGTATGTTTCCATACAGTTCAGCATATCTCTTCAACTCGGGGAGTTGCCGGGCGCTCGTGGGATATAAATCCTATGCGTTGCACCTTCAATTAAGCTTGGCTCAGGGTTGCCATATCAACTAAGACTTAGGTTTTCCTTGAATTCACCCGGTGCTAAGTAACGTATCGCTACGCCACAGGGCAATCAACAATTAGATTATACCACAATATATTGGGGTAAAGAGGAGTGAGGTAATCACCATGTGGTGGGATAAAGTACAACCAATCATGATTAGACAAAATCGAAGTATCTATTGGCTAGCAAAGCAAACTGGGATCCTAGATAACACACTTTACCAGTACAAAAACAAAGGCGTGGAACCGAGCTTCAGGAATGCTTGTAGGATTGCAGACGCATTACAGGTTAGCCTATTAGAGTTACGAGAGGACGGGTTTCATGAGGAGGATAGCAATGGCAAATCTATTGACAAGTCGCCTAGTAGCGGCGATTGACTGGGACGAGTATCAGCGGAACGGACGCGAGCTACCGCCATCCACTGTTGAATTAATACCATACAAGGAGCTAAATGATGACTGATTTTTTAACCCCAGAGTTACTAGAAGTGATAGAAAACAAGTTCTCAGCTGAGAAAGAGAATCGCCAGTTAAGCTGGTTAGAGCGCTCAAGATATAATCTTGAAGTGATGAAATTTCGCGATGCATTACGGCGAAGTGAACAACAAGTCCAAGCGGAACTTCTTAAGCTTCGCAAACAGCATGAACAGAAGTTCATTAGTATTCGTAAAATTATGATGTGTCAACGGCATCAAACATGGGAAGAGATCACGCAGGATTTCCGCCGACAGTATGCATCGATCCCACCAGATGATGAAGAAGCCAAGACGGAATTCATGTTAATGCTGTATAACAAATATTATTTCTCACCGACTTTAATTGGAAACATTGTGAACAAGTCCCCAAAAACGGTCTGGCTATGGTTAGAAGAGTGGGCATTTGAAGACGAACAGTTGAAAGGGTGATGAGATTGGAGTTACTGCCAGAATTTGACGAGAAAAAGACCGCCCAAAATGTCGCTGATTTTTTGCAGGGCAAAGGCGCATTTCGCCATCATAGTTATCCACGCCTGCTTGAAACCGAACAAGTTCTGGGCATGATTCCTGGATCAATAGGTGACGTGACAGGCATCCATGGATCACCAAGCAATCACATGGAAGAAGCAATGATTGCCAAAGCTCACTGTCGGTTAGCAATTAAGTGTGTGGAAAGGGCCATTGATTCTTGCGATTTTGTCCAGCAAATTATCTTAAGGGAGAGGTATCTTAACGGCACCAAACGGGCGGTGGTGATAGGCATGGTCAATATCGGTGGTAATGATCAATACCAGTTGGCTGACCGGGCGGCTCGGAATCGTTTTGCGGCCGCCTTAGACAAGCTGACGGTCATCGCAGGCGTAGATGACTTAATCCCTCAGCTCCAAGTTTGAAAATCGGAAAAAGTCCGGAAAAAACCCGGAAGCTACCCGGAACGGAATATGCGATAATATGTAGTGTGGAAGAGTTGGATATATATCTAACTCTTCCATCAACTAACACGCTTCTTCCCCAGTGATGTGTGATCTCCTTCAAGAATAATTAATTACGTACACCAGCCTAGTCTTTTGACTGGGCTTTCGTAATTTTATATTACATTTTTGAGCAAAGCATTTTATAGTGATGAATTTTCATATAAAATACCTTAATGAAGGAGGGGTTAGTAATGTATGATGTTTTTCAAATACTTAATTGGTTGCGTGTGAAAAATGCTAAAGATATGCAAAATAACCCCTATATCGAAGAGCTAACACAAATGAAAGCCATGAAATTACTTTACTATATTCAAGCGGCTAGCTTATCGATAACAGGGCATCGCATGTTTGATAATGATATTGTGGCTTGGAAATATGGCCCTGCTATTGCAGAAGTTCATGAGGTTTATAAACATTGTCGAGGCATCGTAGATTCAAATTCTCCAATTACTTCGGAAGATGAAGCGGATTATAATGAACTACAAAATGATAAAGAAAATTTGGATATTTTAGAAGGGGTTTACTCTGTATATGGTTATAAATCTGCTTACGACTTAATGAGACAAACTCATACGGAAGACCCTTGGCTTAATACTGAACAAAGCCATGTTATTAGCGATGATTCAATAAAGGAATTCTTTGATGGTTCATTTGATTCAAAGAAAAATACTTCTGTAGATACAGATACACTTCATCGACTTTTTGATGAAAATAAAGAAGTGATGGATTGGCTAAAGGATAAATGAAGTACCTGACACCTAATGACTTGATAGAAGCAAACAAGATTGTATTAAATGGCGAAAACCAACCGTTTGCTGGAATTCAGTATGAAGAAGGCCTTTCACTTATATCTGAACAACCGCAAATGGTTGTGTTTGGCCGAGAACTATATCCTACTGTTTGGGAAAAAGCTGCTTATATTATGCAGAAGATTACTAAAAAACATATTTTTAAAGATGGAAACAAACGTACATCTTTATTAGCAACTTTATTTTTTCTAGATAAGAATGGGTACGAAATGACATTAAGTACTGAGGAAAAGAAAAAGTTAGTGCTAGATGTTACCTTGGCAAACGATACAAAGGAAGAAATGAGAAAGCTCTCTGTAATATTAGAGCGAGGATGTCGAAATAAATACGGATTTTAAGTCAGCTTAACGGCTGGCTTTTTATTTTGCCGTCAAGGGGGGGATAAGACGTGTCTAGACGCTACCAAACAGACAACAACGGCTTTTATCACTCGCAAGCATGGCAAACCGTTAGAGCGCAAGTCTTGGCCCGCGATGGCTACCGATGTCAAGTATGCAAGCGGGCCGGCCGTTTAACGCCGGCTACTACCGTGCACCACTTGCAAAGCGTAAGGCAAGCACCGGACCTTAAGCTAGACCCGGCCAACCTGGAAACGATTTGCCGGGCTTGTCATAACGCTGAGCACGTGGAAAAGGCGCAAGCGCTCAAGACAAAGCAAAGCAAGCTAAAAGCAAGCAAGCGGCGCGGCGTCAAGGTGATCAAGGCCAGCCCCGAAGTGTGGTAGCTGAGTGCCGGACGGATCCGTATGCAAGACCACCAGGCAAGACAGCCAGGCAACCAGGCAGGGCAAGGCAACCAGGTAAGACCACCAGGCAGCAAGGCAAGCAGACAAGACAAAGCGGTATAAAACCCGCTAAGAGCGTTTGACCTAAACCGGTATAGCAGCCGTACGTAAGTGGGGGCAAAACGGCACACAAGCGACAACAGGAGCTATATAATGATTTACCAATCGTTAACGGGTGCAAGTTTGGGCGGAAACAGCCCCCCTACCCCAAAAAATGAGCGAATGGATGTTTGCTAGAGCGGTGCCATGCCCTACTTCACGATAAATTCGTTTTTGAAACTGTATTTATGCAACAAAAAAACCGCACTCGTCCATTTTGAACGATGCGGTTTTCGCTTTTCATTTCAGCATCATTAAACACCTTCCGGCGGAGGGTGTCAACCAAAATTTTTAAAGTGAGGGGAGGGACCTAAAATGGCGAGACAAGCGATGAATTCAAAGCTTCAGATGATGTTAGGTAATCCTAACAACAAAACGAAGAAGGAGTTACACCGGCGCCAAAAAAACGAACAGAAATTAGCCGTTTCTGCCGAGAATATGGAGCCGCCAGCTTGGTTGAGCCCAGGTGCAAAAACTGAGTTTAAACGGATTGTCGGCCTGTTTGAAAAGACAGAAGTTTTTAACGAAGCAGATATCTCAGAGTTGGCAGTCTACTGTGACCTGCTGATGGAGTACAAGTCGGCAAATATGCGGTTAAAGAAGCACGGCCGAGATAACGATGGCAAACCAAGCCCAGATATCCGGTTGAAAATGCAATTATCCCAGCGATTAGATGCACTAGCCCGCAACCTCGGGCTGACACCGACCGCACGGGCGTCAATGGCAATCAATATGAAGGACGATGAGGCAAGCGATGGCGAAGACGACTTCGACGACTAGCCCACTGGAGATGGACTACACCGGGATTGTGAAGTGGGCGCAAACCTACCTACAATCTGAGCGTGATAAGTTCCACGTCCTTGATCAACCTTCACCGGCGCTATTGACGACTGCCTACGCTGAAGATGTGGTATCCGGCAATATGGTTGCCAGCATTGAGGTAAAACAGGCGTGTGAGCGGCACTTAAAGGACATTAAGCGGTCTGAAAAGGACCCTAACTACCCGTGGGAATTTGATGAGCACCTAGCGTGGCGACCAATCAAATTTATCGAGAAAAAGTGCCACCCTACCAAAGGGGACTTCAAACACCTGGTCATGCAACCGTGGCAACACTTCATTGTGGGGTCTATGTTTGGCTGGGTTGATAAGGAGACTAAAAAGCGCCGGTTTCGGGAAGCGTTAATCTTCGTGGGCCGGAAGAATGGTAAAACGGAGCTCGAGTCGGGGCTAGCTGACTATATGGCTGGCTTTGACGGCGAAAATGGGCCCAATGTTTACTTTTTAGCCAACTCACAGCAACAATCCCACATCCTGTATGAAGGTTCCCGGTCGATGATTACTAAATCACCGTGGTTAGCGGAACGGTTTATCCCAAACCGCAGTGAAATCCGCTACCCAAAGACTGGCGGTAAGATCACGGCGATGAGTGCCGAAAAGAGCAACAAGGACGGTGAAAACGTCCACTTTGCCGTGTTTGATGAAATTCACGAGTACCAAGACTACGGGTTGATTAACGTTATGAAAAACTCCCGTGGTGCCCGGAAGCAACCGTTGATTGTATATATCACGACTGCCGGGTATGTGCTCGATGGGCCGTTAATCGATATGGTCGATCAAGCTACGGATACATTAAAGAACTACGATTCCGATATCAACAACCGGACTTTCTATTACATTGCTCGGCTTGATGATGAAAAGGAAGTCGATGATCCAACTAAGTGGGTGAAAGCCAACCCAAATATTGGGTTAATGCAATTAGCCGACATGATCAATGACTTTAAAAATGATCGGCGGGTACCAGCCAACTATGCTGACTGGTTAACCAAGCGGTTTAACATTTTTGCCGAAACGGACGAGATGAGTTTCATCACGCCGGAAATACTGGAGAAAAACCGAGGCCACTTTGAAATTGAGGACTTAAAAGACCTTGATTGTGTGGGCGGATACGATTTATCTGACACGGAGGACTTTACCTCCGCTTGCCTAGAGTTTCCACTCAATGATGGTGGTGTCTTTATCTTGGAGCATTCCTGGATACCGGAGAAACGCTTTGAACGGGACAAAAACCCAGAACGCATCCGTAAATGGGAAAAGCAAGGTGAAATTACTATTGTTCCCGGTGACTACGTGGATTATAGCTACGTACTCGAGTGGTTCCAAGGGCAAGCCGACAAGTACAACATCATACAGATTAACTACGACCCGGCCAAAGCGCTCCGCTTAAACAAGGAGCTCGAAGAAGCCGGGTTTACAACTGAAGTTGTTCGCCAGGGTTTCTTCACCTTAGGCGGGCCAATGCAGAATTTTAAGGAGCTGTTGCTTGATGGCAAGGTCATTTTCAACGAACAGTCCATGTTCAAGTGGTATTTAAACAACGTACAACTAAGACAAGATCGTAATGATAACTGGCTCCCAACCAAGACGTCCAAATCGCGGAAGATCGATGGATTTGCGGCGGCACTTGATGCGCACGTATCAGTTATCGATATGTTGGTCAAGCCGGAAAGTACCGGGCAAACTAGCATGTTTATATCATTCAGATAGCGAGGTAATGTAATGATTGGAACATTATTAGCAATTTTATTTGCCTTGAAGGTGATTGGGATACTTCACTGTGGGTGGTTACCCCTGATCATCGCCGGGGTTTGCTATGAAGGATTAAGATTCTGGGCATGTATCATCAAAGCAATGATAGAGGCGAGTGACTAAATTAGGCTACCGCCCGGAAAGGAGGTGATAACCTGATGGGATTTTGGCAAAGCATAAAGCGAGCGTTTAGCCCTGAACCACAAGAAAAGGCGGATAAATGGGCTGGACAAGGCTTTGACTTTACGAATTGGAAAAACAGTAACTTTTGGGGATCCCACAATGGGTCCTTACGGACTAACGAAGAGATATTTGGTGTGATTAGTCGCTTGGCAAACACTATTTCAAGCCTCCCAATCCACGAATATAACAACTTCAAAGAGGTTAACACGCCACTAACAGATTTGCTTACTACGGAAGCTAACCCGTCAATGAGTGCATACTCCCTGTTGAATCAACTAGAAGTATCACGAAACACCGATGGTAATGCTTACGCTTTTATCGAACGGGACCGTCTTGGCACCCCAGTTGCCTTATGGCCAATTGACCCCGGTACAGTGATCGTAAAAAAGAATATTGATGATGGATCTATCTGGTATGAAGTCAACGACGATGAGCACCACTTCTTGCTAGTAAGCACTGACCTAATTCACGTCAAACATATTTCACCGTTGACGGGAACACTGGGCATCTCACCACTCGATGTATTGAAGGGGCCGTTGACCTTCCAAAAGTCAGTACAAGATTTTTCGTTGTCTGAGATGAATAAAAAAGACAGCTACATTATCAAGTACGACCGGAGTATTTCACCAGAGAAACGGCAAGCGATGATCCAAGACTTTGTTCGGATGATCAAAGATAACGGTGGGGCTGTGGTGCAGGAAAAAGGGTTTGAATATGACCGGTTTGCGACGAACTTCCAACCGAGTGACTTGTCAACTGTGGAATCCATTACCCGCTCCCGCATCGCCACGGCCTTTAATGTTCCACTCTCGTTCTTGAGTGAGTTGGAAGCCTCCCACTCCAACACGACGGCGGAACAAGTGATGACCCAATTTGTGCAAATGACTTTACTACCAATCGTCAAACAGTATGAAGCTGAATTTAATCGTAAGCTCCTGACACCCGAACAACGGGCCAGGGGTTTTTATTTTAAGTTCAACGTTAACGGGCTCCTTCGTGGGGACACGGCCGCCCGTACTAACTTCTACCAAATGATGATCCGTAACGGGATTGCGAGTGTTAATGACCTTCGCAAGCTCGAAGAATTGCCACCAAGTGACGCTAAGAATGCCGATCAATTGTGGCTATCTGGTGACCTATACCCAATTGATTCTGATCAGATTGGTAAAGGGCGTGCTGACACGGATAACCCACTGAAAGGGGGTGAGAACGAAGATGAACAAACTACCGAAGTATCTGACGATCAAGCAACAAGCGGGCAGCAATGAAGCTGACTTGTTTATTGATGGTGAGATTGTGAGCGATGAGTGGTATGAGAGCGATACTTCCGCCGCTGGTTTCCGAGATTCACTTAAACAGCTCGGTGACGTTGAGACGATCAATTTGCATATCAACAGTCCGGGCGGTTCAGTGTTTGAAGGAATCGCAATTTACAACATGTTAAAGAACAATCCAGCCCAAATCAACGTGTATGTGGACGCATTGGCGGCTTCAATCGCAAGCGTTATCGCAATGAGCGGTGACAATATTTTTATGCCATCAAACTCCATGCTGATGATCCACAATCCTTGGACCGTGGCAATGGGGAACGCTAATGACTTACGCAAGCAAGCGGACGCCTTAGACCGGATCGGGGAGTTAAGTGTAACAACCTACCTTGATAAAGCCGGTGACAAGTTAGATGCCGACACCTTACACCAGTTGATGGACGATGAAACATGGTTAACCGCCCAAGAGGCTGTCGACTACGGGCTAGCAACCGAAGTAATCGACGCTAACCAAATGGCGGCGTGCGCTGACCCAGGCTTCTTAAAGCAATTCCGCAACGTCCCAACCCAGTTGGCTCAACGGCTAGCCCAATCGGCAACTAATGACCCGGCTGCTAATGACCTGGATAAGGAATGGCGGGAGAACATCCGCAAGCAAGCTTTAAACAAGGCAACCGTATTAACTATCGAATTACAAAATATGGAGGAACCATAGAATGAACTTTTATGAGTTAAAGACCAACGTATCAAACATTGGCTCCGCATTGAAGGACGCCAACGAACAATTAAGCACATTAGCCGCTGACCCTTCCGCAACTACTGAAGACATCAGCGCACAACAAAAGAAGGTTGATGCCCTTCAAGTTCGCTACGAAACTTTGAACAAGCAATACAAGGAAGAAACGGCTAAGCAACAAGTAAAGCTCAAGGAATCAAAGGAACCGGCTCAAAAGTCACCGGAAGAACGGAAGAACCACGCCTTCGCTCAACTCGTTCGTAAAACGATGGCTAAGCAATCTGTGGATGCTGAAGTTTACCAAGCCCTCGGTGATGACAGCACCACTGGTGGTTCCAAGTTCTTACCAAAGACGGTTTCCACCAACATTATTACCGCACCTGAAGAAACTAACCCACTCCGTGACATTTCTACGGTTACGCAGATCCCTAACCTAGAAATCCCACGGCTTACCTTCACCCTAGATGACAGCGACTTTATCCAAGACACGGCTACGGCTAAGGAAATGCAAGCTAAGGGTGACACGGTATCTTTCACCCGGAACAAGTTCAAGGTTAAGGTTGGGGTTTCTGAAACCGTGCTGTTAGGTTCTGACGCTAACCTGACCCAATACATTGAACAAGGCCTGCGCAACGGTGTGGTTACTAAGGAACGTTCAGTAGCCTTCGCCACTGACCCGGTATCCAAGGAAGCTGAAAAGCACATGAGCTTCTACGACAAGTCCACGGTTAACATCAAGCACGTTACTGGGGCTGACCTGTACGAAGCTATCACGCAAGCCGTAGCTGACCTGCCTGAATCATATCGTGAAAACGCCACGATTGTGATGGCCTACAAGGACTATCTGAATATCGTCAAGGAACTTTCTAACGGATCTGCTACCCTTTACGGTGCTCAACCGTCCGCTGTACTGGGTAAGCCGGTTGTCTTCACGGATGCCGCTTCCTTACCAGTGATTGGGGACTTCTCCTACTCACACTACAACTACGACATCGACACCCTCTACGAACAAGACAAGGACGTTGACACTGGGATTGAAAAGTTTGTCGTTACTGCTTGGTTCGACCACCAAATCAAGCTGGCAAATGCCTTCCGAATTGCTGAAGTAGCGGGAAAATAATAGCCCCGTCCGATGGTGGGGCAGGGTCCCCGTCGTCGGGTTCAAGCGGGGCACGGTCAACCACTGTGGTAGCAACGAGGACAACTGATAGTAGCGCCGCTCCAGCAACGCCAACGTTTGATCCAAACGGGAGCGTAAAGCCAACCAACGACCAAACGATTCAGCAGATTAAGGCTTACCTTGACGCTCACCACATTAGTTACCTAGCAAGTGCAAGCAAGAGTGACTTGTTAGCGCTTGCGAAATAATAAGGAGGTGCTGAAATGACAATAAAGGCGTTAAAAACAACCGTTGATGACGAAACGTTGTCATTAGTCCGCAACTCCCTCCGGCTAGATAGTCAAGATGATGATGAACTGTTAAAACTGTTAATCAAGACCGCCCGGGCTGATGTAATCAATCAAGTGGGTGATCGGATTGACGCCTTTTTCGACGACAACGATATTTTCGACACGGCGGTTATGGTGGAGGTATCGCACCTGTACACCAATCGTCAAGCGGTATCAACCCAAGAAACTTACGAGGTACCGATGGTAATGTACTCGTTGATTAACTCAATGAAAGACGATTACCGGTACAAAGTGGCACAACTAGACAAGGAGGACGACGATGGCGAAGAATCTGAACCCTTCCCGGATGACCATTAAGCTTGATTTTGGTGCTAATGATCCAACTGGCAAACGCAACCCGAATACAGGCAAACGAGAAAGTGCTTTTAAAATCAAATTTACAAAATGGGCCGGCAAATGGACGTTAACCCAAACACAAGCGCTGAATCTGGCAGGGGCAAAGATTGAAAACGCAGCCGTCTTCTTTGTACGCCACGACAAACGCATTACAAGTGATTTGTTGATTCACTGGGGTAAAGACGAATACACCATCGAAAGCGTTACTTACGATGATGGTTTACCGCCTGATGGATTTGATTTGATCACTTGTTCTAAGAAGGTGGTAGATCATGGCTAACGAAATGACTAGCCACGGCTTTGACGACTTCTTAAATGATTTAGAAAAAAAGATCACGGTTAATAACCGGCGTAAGATCAACAAGGCAGGCGCTGATGTATACGAGAAATCAATGCAACGGTTCCTGGACGAACACCGCCGGTCAGTTGTTTACCTAAATGGTCAACAGCATCTAGCGGACACGTTAACCCACGAAATTCAAAATAATGGGGCGTACGAGATTGGCTTTTCTCGAAAGGGAAAGAAGGCTTACATCGCCCGGTTACTAAATGATGGGTGGGACGTCAAAAACCGCTATGGTGGGCCGTGGTCTCACGCCCAACCGGAAGAATGGCACGATTTTATCTCGAAGTTAGGGGATGAAAACGATGAACGGATGGGTAAGGCAATGGCCGATAAAGCCCGTAACATCTTCCGGCCGGGAGGTGAAGGCTAATGACTCCAGCATTAATCGTCACTAACCTATTGATCGACAACTTAGACAAACTCCCAGGTTTAACTGAGGGCAACATCTGTACGTACTCGATCGATAACGACAACGTTGATGACACTAACTTAATCATTGTGGTGGGGGAGAATCCCGCCGGGGACGCTGATTATGGCAACAACGATGTGATTAGCACGCATCGCCGGATCCAGATTCAGTTTTACTACCCCAAAGACTACCAAGAGGATATGGCTTTAATTGAAAAAAAGGTCAAATCCTTTTTACGCGCTCACGGTTATCGGTGCTACGCCGATGCCGGGCACATAATCACTCCCGACACAATGAACATTTTAAACACACTGAAATTTAACTACCAAGAAAGCGAGGATACGCAGAATGGCTAACATTGGTTTAAAGCGTATTTACTTCTGGCTTGTCGGTCCTGACGGCCAGGTAATTAAGGACGCCGATAAGGGATTGTCCACTGATGGTATCTACGTGGTAGATACCAACCCAGGCAATGGGAACTTAGGGACTCGGACGGCGAACATCACCGGTTTATCCGGGACACCAGCTAAGATCCCAGGTAACGATACGATCGTGGATGTATCTAACCCACCTTCCGCACCGTCTGTTGCAATTGACGCCAATGCAATTAACTTTGCCGTTAAGCAAAAGCTACTCGGCCGGGTAGAGACGAAGGTTAAGGGGGCCTACACGGACGGAACCACGTTACCGGATGCGGGGTTGATTATTGAATCGACTTCCCCGACGTCTGGCAAGTCTATTTTCTACGGCTTTGGTCGTGGAAAGGTGACGGAATCCTCCCAAAACATTCAGACTAATACTGATACCGCTGAAACTCGGGAAAACGACAACCTGGTCTTCACGTCCCTTGGGTTCTCTGGATTCCCAGGCGAAGCGGCTATTGCTGTGGCGGACTCATCTGCGAGTGGCTTCACTAAGAGCGCCTACTTTGACATGTGCGCACCGGGCCAAACTTTGGTTACGTCTGAATCAGACAAGACCGTCGCTAACGGATTAAAATAACTTCTGGCGCAGGAGTAACCAGTAGCGATGCCACCGTAAAGGTGGCACCTGTGCCAGGCACTGCACCGGCATTAGGCCGGTTAGATAATCATTAAGTAGGCAACGAACAGAGACGAAAATTAAACGTGAGACGAAACTAACACAGAGGAGAAAGATAAATGGCAAAAGTAGTTCATTTTGATGGTAAGCAAGCATTCGGCAAGGATTTTGAAATCCTAGATACTTATACAAACGTGCAACTCGTTAACGCCGGGTTGATTCGCTTGTTTAATAAGATTAGCGACTACGAAGCAAAAAACGATAGCGTAACCTTAATGGGTTACCAAGAAGTGATTTCTTCGGCGGTCTTAGAAGAAACCGCTAAGTTGCTTGGGCTTTCCAAGACGGACGCCAACAAGCTCAAGGATATTTCTTACTCAGACGTTTTCGACTTCTATGCTGAAGCGGCCGATAAGTTCCTAGCGATGACTGTTCCAAGTATCGATAGTATTAAGGATGTAATGGGGATCGACGAACCGGCAGTGGCGGACCAAGATGACCCAAAACCAAAAGAGACCGTCTAATTTGGGACCTTAACCAATTCTCCCAAGACATTGATTACCTAGCGCGAGTAATGCTACAAAATGGGGTCCCACCCACTGAGTTCTATAATACGAGCATGGATGATATGACCCGAGTTATTAACGCCAAATCCCGAGATGATCGGGTACAAGACCCGCTAATCCTAGCAAGGAAGGCAGGTCTTATTTAACGAAGTGATCAAACAAGAGAGGAGGAGAAAAGATTGACCGCAATTGATGGATATACGTTCTCGGTCGATATGCAAGACCGTGGGGTCACCGCCACTCTCCGCCAAATGAAGGCGGAAGCGTCGGCGATGAAGTCGGCAATGCGGTCAGGCTTTGAAACAATTCAACAAGGTGAAGGTGTGATGAGCGCCTACAACTTCAAGATCACGGAATCAAAGCGCCAGATCGAGAACTACACCCAGATTATAGATACACTCAAAAAGCGGAACGAAGAACTACAAAAGAGCGCTGATGAGAACGGTAAGATGATCGAAAAGGACGCCGTGGCTTATGCCCGTAATGCCCGTCAAATCGAGAATTACCAACACCAAATCAACGTCTTAAAGAACGGCATTCAATCCGCTCGGGTGTCAATTTCCCAGTATGGTGACGGTTTAGAGAGCGCCCGCCGGTACACCGCAAACCTAGAATCAATCACTAAGTCATATAGCGCATCCCTAGATCAACAGGGTAAGCTATTTACTTCAAATAAGACAAAAGCCCAGCTTTTAAAGGCTGAGCTTGAGGCAATGAAGAACCAATACCATGCGGAAGTATCTGCAACTTCCCGGTTGATGGCTGAGACTAAACGGCTAGAAGGTTCCTACACCTCGACGACGACGACAATAAATCGAGTAAATAACGCTCGTAAGACTACTATTGCCCAATTAAACAAGGAGATTGCCGAAAACGGTTCTGCCTCCGAGCGAGCCCAGGAACTAGCAGACAAGGTTAAATCCTTAACGACCCGCTACAACCAACTTAAGTCTACACAAGCCTCCGTCAAGTCGAGTATTACTGCCACAGCGAGTGAGATGGCTAAACAGGCTACCGAAGCTAATAATTCCGCCACGAAGCTAGCGGAGCTACGCCGGGAGAGTTCGAGAGCTAACCCAACTGGCTTACGCCGAATCAGTAGCGCCTTAGCAAGTGTGGATACTAAGGCTGACCAAGCCACTGCCCACACCCGGGCCTTTTTAGCCTCGGCACGATCAGGATTTGCTAGTGCTACGATCGGGTTGGGGATATTTACTGCCGGGATGGGTAAGTCAGTATCTATGGCGTCTGAATTGCAGGCCCAATGGGTTACGACTAAGAACTTACTGATTACCAGTGGTGAAGGGGCTGTGAGCGTTACCCGCAACCTGGCTTTAATGCAACAGGACGCTTCCAAATACTCCAAGATGTACGGACTGACCCAAAAAGAAATTGCTGATCAGTACACAGAACTGGTCAAGCGTGGGTATTCATCTGAATCTGCCCTCGGGTCGATGAAGTCAATGTTGGAAGCTACTCGGGCAACTGGTGACGACTTTTCCGATGTGGTCAAGAACGCATCAAGCGCTTTAGACGCCTTCGGCTTGCGGTCTGAAAACGCCGCCAAAATGGGTAAGAACACCGAACGAGTAGTCAACGCGATGGCTTACGCTGCCGATATGACCGCTACCAACTTCCAAGACTTGGGATTAGGGATGAGTTACGTATCGGCGTCCGCTAGTCAAGCCGGTTTTTCAGTCGAGCAAACATCTGCCGCCCTCGGTGAACTTTCTAACGCCGGGGTCGAAGGTTCTCGGGCTGGGACTGGGTTACGTAAGACAATTAACAGTTTGATCGCACCAACAGCCGGAGCAACTGACGCTTTGAAGGGTGTAGGCTTATCCATTAATGACTTCAAGGATAAATCTGGGAGTCTTAAATCTATCGACGAGATTTTCAAGACCATTAACCAACACACCCACCAGCTATCAAAGTCTGACCGTGGAGCTTTCTTTAAAGCCGTCTTCGGAACCACTGGTCAACAAGCAGCACAAGTTCTGGCACAATCTGCTGGTGGTTTGGAAAAAAACGATCAAAAGTTAACTGACTTGATTAACAAAGTTGATAAAGCCGAAAAGGGTAATGGTTACGTTCACCAACTAGCTCAAAAGAACATGGAATCCACCAAGATGCAGGTTGATGTGCTGAAAGCCAGTGTCCAAGACCTCGCTATCAACATGGGGACCAAGTTACTACCGGCTGTTAACAAAGTTACCCAAGGCTTCAGTAAGTGGGTCGCCTCTAAAGAGGGTCAACGAGAGATTGAGAACTTTTCCACCACGGTGGCCAAATTTGCCACTACGATTGGTAAGCACTCCGGATCCATCATTGCCTTTATTGGTGGCTTTGCCACTGGGCTAGTTAATGTAGCCAATGTAGCTGGTAAGGCCGCCTCTGCAATTGGAAAGTTGGTTTCGAAGATCCCAGGGCTATCTGGTAATGGAAATGGTGGACTAGCCAGCAACCTTGGTAAGGTTGCCGGAACGGTAGCTGGAATTGTCATTGGCCTTCGGCTATTCCACACAGCAATTAGCGGGGTCCGAGCAGTATCACTTGACCTTCAAACCGTGTTTGGTGTTCAAAACAAGGAACTCAAAGAACAAAATTCCTTAATGCAAGAGATGATCCTGCTCCAAAAGGAATCACTCGGGTTAGCAGAGCAAAAGGCCACCACCAACGCCGTGTCGGGTACGACCGGTAAAGGCGGTGGCGGATCGGCGGTGAACAATGCCGTTGATGTAGCAACCACAGCAATCGATGTGGGCGCTACTGGGGCAAGCGAAAAAGCTGGCGCTAAAGCTGGTGCAGGCTTTGTCGCACGGTTCCTAAGCAAGACTAAGGGTGCTGGACGGCTAGTGCTGGGGATGTTCTTACCAACCGCCGCCATCGATGCACTCGGAGCTAAAGGAGCTTTAATCGGCACTAAACTACTCGGTGGAATTACCGGGGTATTTAGCAAAGGCAAGGGTTTATTTAGCGCTTTAAAGGGAATGCTGAGCAACAGTTGGGCGGCTAAACTCGGCCGTTCATACGGTGGGAGCATTCTTAACGAAATGAAGACTGTCTTCAGAGGCGGTACTAAGATCGTGCCGGAAACCTTCTTAAAGATCGGTTCCAGCGCTGCTAAGATGTTCTCGAAAGGGTTTAGCCTGTTAAACCCTCGGAACTGGTTTAGTAAGACTTCCGCAGTTGCTGGTGAGGAAGGCGCTAAAGCCGGAACCAGCTTTATCGGCAAGATGGGAACGGCGACTAAGTTGTCCTCGAAACTCGGGACGATTGGTAAGTTCTTGGGAAGTAAATTATTTCTAGGAATCAATATTGCCGCCAGCTTTTGGGACATTGGAAAAGCGTTTACCCAGAAAAAGGATAAGGTTGAAAATGCCGGTAAAGGTATTGGGGGACTTCTTGGCCTGGGAATTGGGGGTTACTTTGGTGGCCCACAAGGTGCCGCAATTGGTTCAATGATCGGTGAATCGATTGGGGGTAAGATTGCTGAACCGGTTGTTAAGCTTACCAATGGGACCATTAAGACAATAGAACTGCTATTCTCCAAGCATGGCTGGAGTAAAGCCTGGGGCAACCTATCCAAGAGCTGGAAACAGACTTGGGAAGGTTTAGGCGACTGGTGGGACAAGCTAATTGGTAAGAAGACCACTGGTAAAAAGAAATCATCGTCTAAAAAGGAATACAGCTCCGATGCCGTTGAATCATTGGGTGGCAACAACTACTCCAAAGAAGACATCGCCAACGTTAAGGCGATGAACAAGGCAATTCAATCCTATACCGGCTCATTAGCTAAGCTGAAAGCCTCAATCAGGAAGAATGACCCGACTAAGCAACTCAACGCAATGAATAGGCGCCTAACTAGCGCAACTTCGAGTTGGAGAAAGATGGCTAAACCGATCAAAGATATTGGGGACGCCTTCAAATACCTATCCAGGTTTACAGGCTCGATGGCCAAATACGATGCTTTTAAGGCGATGAACAACGAGCTGCCAAAACTCAGTAGAGTCTTAAAGAGCACTAAGATCGGTGCGGAATTAAAGAAGCTCGGTGACGAGATTCAAAAGTCGAAGATTGGCTCCAAGCTCAAGTCAATGGACAAGGACATCAAAGGCTCATCTAAGAATTGGGACTCGATGGCCAAGGCAATTAGGACGACTACCACCCGATTTACAGCGATGGCTAAAGCCGTCGGATTGCTGACGGGAAGCAAGAATGGGTTTACTAAGTTAGAAACGGACGTTAAGTCATTCTCCAGGACCCTAGACAAGTACAAATTTGGTAAACAAATCTCCGAACAGGCTAACATCGCTAACTCCGCTTTGAGTGGTAAGAAATCAAGCTTTGTTGAAAAGTTTGATAGCGCCACTAATTCGATGACTTCCAAGCTTAAATCCTTTGGAAGGTCATTTGAAAAGAACTGGCGAGACGTTTGGAGCAATGTTAAAAATCCGGTACAAAAGGGATTAGATCAGGCTGATACAGCGGCTTACAATAACTTCAGGTCGATTGAAAGCCGTCGAGCTAAGTTCCAAGATAGCTTCCTGAAAGGCTGGCAATCGTGGATTAATTCCGTTCGGGATGAATTCAAGTCTGGCTTCGGGAAGTTGCCTGACTATGCCGCATCCTCGATGAAGTCGATCGTAAGCAAGATGAACCGTGGGATCAAAGGGGTTAACACCGTAATTAGTGACTTTGGTGGGAGCAAGAATCTATCTACCATCGCTTACGCTGACGGAACCACTTCCCTCGGTAGCCATCCAGGCGGACACATGCTAGTTAACGATAGTGTGCGTCCACACTGGAAGGAATTAGTCAAATTCCCTAACAAACCATGGCAAATGTTCAACGAACGTAACGTCTTGATCCCAAACGCACCAAAAGGCACTAAAGTCTTGAGTGGTGAGGATACTCATAGTGTGATGAACGCAATGGGGGTTTCGCACTACGCTGATGGGACGGACGATTCCGACAAGTGGATTGACCGCTTGACCGGTAAGAATGAAATGAAGTGGCTTAAAAAGGCTTTCTTTGATAAGACTTCATTTACCGATAGCGTTAAGGTGGTTTCAACCTTAGGGCAAGCGATGGCCGAAGGATTCTTAACGGCGATTAAGGCTCCAATCAAGAAGATCGCTGAGGAAGCTGACACGGGAATGAATCCAGACGGAACAAGTGCCGCGCCAACTGGTGACCACAAGCACTGGATGAAGCAAGCCGGAATTCCTTCGAGTTGGTACAGTGCGATCAACTACATTGCTAGCCACGAATCTGGCTGGCGATTTAACGCCACTAACCGCTCCTCGGGCGCTTACGGGATTCCGCAATCCTTACCAGGCTCCAAGATGGCGGCCGCCGGGAAAGACTGGCAAACCAATGCTATCACTCAGTTAAAGTGGATGAAGTCATACGTAACCGATCGCTACGGTGGTGCACCACAAGCCGAGAAATTTTGGAAAACTCACCACTGGTATGCTAACGGTGGATTCCCAAGCCAACACATGATTGCTGAATTAGCCGAAGGTGACTTACCAGAGGCTGTTATCCCACTGGATATTAGCAAGCGTCCACGAGCTAAACAATTGTTAGGTGAGACCATCAACCGGATGGAAACGGACGGCGGTGGATCAGGAATCAAGAAGGCTGACCAAGGACAGGCTAACCAGGTTGATAGTCGTCTAAGGCAAGTGATCAACTTGCTAGGGACGATCGCCGGATTATCGCAACAACAAATTGATGCCATTACTAGCCTTGATTTGACCAACAATCCGATGGCCAACCGGAACAACCGACTGAACTTCTACCGTGATTATGGCCGGGACCAAGCCCTGGCGGACTATATGAGACCCTAAGGAGGTGGAATTGGCTAATGCAAGACCCACACCTGTATATGAAGATTGGTAATAATGATGAATTCGATATCGCTGACAAGATCCCCGGGGTCCATTACCTTGGGGACGACGCAACGCCAGCTAACACCAATCAATTTAATAAGATTGGCGGTGCCGATGGTGCCTCGTTTGTCTACAAGACAATCAATAACTACCAAGTACCGGCTAAGTTTTACTTCACCTTCCGGGATTACCAGGACTACAAGTTAATCAAACATCAGATTAACCGCCTATTTGCGACTCGGGAATTAATCCGCATCCGCACGGACACTGAGAAATCAATAGTCCGCTTTGTGGTGGCTAATCTCCCAACGATTGCTCCGATGGAAGAGGCTTACAGTCACTGGGTCACTTTTACAGAGAACTTCGATAACCCAAGCGGTTATCGTTACTCTTTGTATCGCAGTGACGCTGATAACATTGCTGAAAAGTCACAACTCGAAATGGGGATACCGGCTGGGCAAAAGCTGAACTACCATTTCACAACCCCAGAGTTTGACGTGTTTAATGCCGGTGACATCACCGTTGATCCATATTTTGAAAAACACGACTTGCAAATCAAAATCAAGTTCAACGGCAGTTCGTTAAAGCTAGAAAACACGGACAATAGTTCGGTTTATACTTACACGAAACCATCAACAGCGAACGATACGATCATACTAGACGGGATAACGACCACGTTAAACGGACAACCGGCTAGTGAGAACACCGATTATGGGAACTTAACCCTGAAACCGGGGTGGAATCATATCAAGGCGACCGGAGCTAGCAACCTTGATATAACCTTCAGTTTCCCGTTTGTGTACATCTAAATGCAGACGAACGAAAAGTTAATCGTGCAAGGCTCCCAACGCTCCGAACGGGAGCCCTTAAACAGTATTGACCCGGATACGTTCTGCATCACGTGGGATATGAACTCGTCCTGGAGTCTACAATTCACGGCTAAGCAAGATAACTCCCTTGCTTATGCCATGCTTGATAGTGAAACCTCCTTATTCTGGGGTGGACAAGAGTACATCATCAAGCAAGCCGAACCCGACTACTCGGAGGGAGTGAGTGCCAAAAATATTGTGGCGACTCACGTGTACACCGAGTTAAGCCGGGTCCGTATCTACAAGGAATACATCGACCAAAGCGACCCAAGCAATAACAACCAAACGGACGTTCGAGTAGCCGAAGATGCACTAACGGCAACTCCTAACGGGACTAGCAAGACAACTCAGAATGGGAACACGACAATTACCGTCACTAAGACGGACGAATCAGATACTGGTGAAAACCAAAAGTATTATTCAGTCGATGATGTGCTTTCAACTTACCTAAAAGGTAACTCTCTTGGGTTTACCTGGGAGGTAATTGGGAACTTTGATAAGACCCGGATTGAAGAAATCACTGAAGGTAGTGGTTCGGACATGTTAAGCCAGATCGTTGACCATTGGCCCACGGCGATTATCTATCCAGACAACCGCCACATTCGAGTTTACGACTTGAATAGTTTTCAAAAGGATCATGGCAACCGGCTAGACTACTTGCGAAACACCACCGAGATTAAGCTAACGTCTGATTCCACTTCCATTACCAACGAGGTAATGTGTATTGGGGCTCGGTATTCATTAGAGACCGAAACCGAAACCACTACCGAGTCGGCGGATGGTGGTACCTGGGGATGGCCATTTCCAAGTGTGGGTAAAGGTTCATTTACCGGCGCCCAATTATTCGGAGTGAATGCCGGCGGAGAATTTCGTCAAAATGGTTTCCACGATGGACTAGACTTTGGCTCGGTAGATCACCCCGGTAGTGAAGTTCACGCTATCCACGGTGGGAAGGTGACTATCAAGTCTTACGGTGGTCCATCGATTAGCTACTACGTGGTCACTCACTCTGACGATGGATACAATGTGGAATACCAAGAAGCGTTTAGCTCAATGAACGATATCACTGTTAATGTTGGTGACACGGTTAAAACCGGTGACGTGATCGGCTACCGGCGGACTGATCACCTGCACGTGGGAGTAACGAAAGCGTCCATTCCGGGCGCCTTTTCTAGTGCTTTCATTAACAACGGTACGTGGCTGGACCCGGAAAGCCTGATTGAAAATGGTACTGATGGTGAATCTGAAGGCGACACGGAATCAACTAGCAATACGGTAGAGTATTACTATTTCCGACCGTTTTTAACCAAAGTACAAAGCTCAATCGATAAGTACGGGGAACACCCGATGGATCCAATCGATGATAGCCGGTTCACGGACGCTAAGACAATGGAAGAATACGCCTTATCTAAACTTCAACCTGAACCGGCATTGTCGGTCGATGTAACAACCTTTGAGAACTTCAATCCAATCGCCGGCGATGTAATGACACTCAAGATCAAGGACGGGTCAATTTTAACGCACCTGGCAGTAGTTGGTTACACATGGTATCCAGAGTCACCAACTAATCCAACCCAGCTAACGTTAAACACTAACCCCCAAAATATCCTTGATTACCAGAGCGGATATAGCCGTAAGATCACGCAAGCGTTAAACAATATGAACGATCGAGTGGCTGAAATGCTAAGTAACACAGAAAAAAGCGTATGGACGCAAAACGAGGTGAATACCTTTGGTTCAAACCTTGAACTTCATCAATCTGAGCAGTCAACAAGCACCAAATGACGTTGACTGGGCTGGGCTGGTAAATTCTGGAGTGCAAGGCGTTTTAATCCGGCTGGGGCATGGGATCATCCGTGATCCGTGTGCTAGCGGACATATCGCCAAAGCCAAACAATACGGACTTTACTGGCACGGTTACCACACCTACGAAGGCGTAGTTAATGAACCACAATTTACGATAAAAAACGCAACCGAATTAGGGCTATCAACTAGCCAATACTACTTTGTCGATTTAACCAAGAGTTCCGACCCCTTCAATGACTACTATGCCTTGCACGCCACTTGGTTAAGTCAGGGTTACTCAACTGGACTACTGATCAGTAACGAGGATTACCTATCCAAGTTTACGGATAGCGAGGTGATCGCTAGCGGTACCCTCCGTTGGTTAATCAGTGACACCGAACCGGCTGACTACGATGTATGGCAGTATTCAAGCGAGGGGACGGTCGGAACCAGTAGCGTGAAGGTCGGATTCAACTTTGCAAAGACCGACAAGCTCAAATACAACCTGAGTACCACTCTTACAGGGACTGACATTAACAAAGACCCATACAACCCCCAAACGCCCGTCGGTGGCGCCTACATTGGTTGGGGCTATGACACAACGGGGCTTGGCGGTGGCAAAACCATCGGTTACTCGACCAATGGGAAAAACTTTTACGCCTTAATTGGTCCCGATGGGTTGGTTGTGCGCAAGAGTGACGGTAACCGGATCTATGGAACAATTGCTGATCAAATTGATTCGGCAATTAGTGCTAACGTGATTCCCGCCCAATCCGCTGCTGATAGTGCCGTAGCGTATGCCAACAATGCAATTAAAAAGTCGCGAGTCAACAGCCAGGCAATCGCGGCACAAAGCGAAGCAATCAGTGAAGCCAAGTCCGCAATGGATAGTGCTACTGCCGAGATTCAGCAAGCAATTGCTAACGCCGCTAGTGATGCCGCTAATATCAGGGCGGACGTAGCGCAGGTGCAGAACGAAGTCAACACCGCTAAGGCGGCTAACTCTGCTAGTGTTGAAGCTCTAAAGAGCGATGTAAGTGCCACCAAGCAGGACTTAGCAGATGTGCACGACAGTCTAACTAAAGCACAGGCCGCCGCTGAAGATAGCCAGAAGGCAATCGACAAGAGTATTGCCCAGATCAACGATAGCGTGGCTACAACTAACAAGGATCTGGAAGGTGTCCGTAATGACCTGACTAAGGCCCAATCGGATATCACGGCTAATAAGAAGTCGGTCGACGACAACGTAGCCCAGATCAACAGTGACATTGAGCAGGATCGCAAAGACATCGCCAGTGCCCAGCAAGCCAATGCAGATACGGCCAAACAGTTGGATGCGTACTCCAAACAGGCACAGGATCAGGGTAAGACGATCAAGTCGATTCAGGATAAGCAGGACGGCTTCACCGCAACCCTGGCTGACGTGCAGGGCAACGTTACACAAGTGTCTGATAAGGTGGACGGCCTATCTGCCAACCTGAAAGATGCCCAGAACAATGTGGCCAGCGTCAAAGCACAGGCGGACCAACTGAGTGCTACCTTGACCGATCATGCTAAGAGCATCGCTACCCTGACCGCTTCGGCTAAGGAAGTTAGTTCCACGCTAGAGGACGCTGACGGCCGCTTAAGCAAAGTTGAGCAGACCGCCCAGACAAACAGTTCTACCTTGTCTGATGTACAAGGCGATCTGTCACAGGTCAAGCAAGACGCCACCACGCTGACGTCAACACTGAAAGACGCTCAGGGGAACATCTCTACGCTTCAGCAGAAAGCTGATGGCGTATCTTCCCAGTTGGCTAGTGCTCAGGGCGATATTACTTCGTTACAGACCGACGTTAAGGGCATCAAGGCCACGTTGGTGAGCCATGAGGGCGATATCCATACCCTGCAAGCCGACAGCAAGACACTCAAAGACGACATGCAGGACGCCCAGGGGAACATCTCTAGCTTGCAGAAGACTGCTACCTCACTTGATAGTGAGATATCCAGTCAAGATGGGCGGCTAAGCAAGGTTGAGCAGACTGCTACCGAGCATACTAGCACGATCAGCAGTCTGGGCGACAAGCTCAGTAATATGCAGATCGGTGGGCGGAATCTGCTAACGGGAACAGCAAAATGTGAGTTTACGTTCGGTCCCAATTTAGGAACGCAGACTGTACAGAAGTATGATGATGAAACAAACTACATTCAATTTACTTCTAATACGCCAATTGATTTTATGGGCCCATGGGTGCAATGGACACCAGAGGTAGGACAAACATATACATTATCAGCTGATGTATGCGGAAATGGCTATATTCAAGGATGGCAGTTTCATTACGAAGGTGGCGGAAGCAATAGCTTAGACCGAGTTGATTTAACTAATGATTGGCAAAGAATCTCAAACACTTTCCGTGTTAATACGATTAATGGTAACTGGGCTATGTATGCCGATAACTCAACTTTGCTAAAGGTTAAACACATCAAAATTGAAAAAGGCAACGTCGCCACTGACTGGACTCCCGCACCCGAAGACCTGGCCACCGTTACGCAAGTCAAACAGACGTCTGACAGTATCACCACGACACTGAAGAATATGCAAGGTGACGTTGATCAGGTTACTCAAAAGGCCAACGGCACGTCCGAACAGCTTGCTGACGTTAAGGGCGATGTAACGAACATTCAAAAGGACGTCAGTGGTTTGAAACAAACGACTGCCGACAATGCTGGCAATATCCATACCCTGCAAGCCGACAGCAAGTCACTGCACGATAGTATGCAGGACGTCCAGGGCAATATCTCCACGCTTCAGAAAACGTCTACTGACGTTACCAGTGAGTTGCAAGACCATACTGGCCGGATCAGCAAGGTTGAGCAGACGGCTTCAACGTTGACCAACGAGTTCTCCGACCAAGACGGCCGCTTAAGCAAAGTTGAACAGACCGCTACGGGTACTCAACAGACGGTTGCTAATCAGCAGGGCCAGATCAACGCGATCAAGACCGATGCGGATGGGATCCACGAAACGATCACCGGACAAGGCGGCCAGATTGCCACGATTAACACCACGCTGAATGGGCTGAACACTAAGTACGAAGGTGTGTCCGGCGATCTGAGTAAGTTAAGCGGTACTGTTGCCACCAATTCCACACAGATCAAGCAGAACAAGCAGGCTATCTCTCTTAAGGCTGATCAGTCGACGGTTGATAATTTGTCCGGTGAAGTTAGTCAGAACACGGCCCAACTAAAAGTCCAAGCAGATCAGATCAGCTCTAAGGTGTCGAGCAGTGACTTTAAGACGCTGAATGACAAAGTCAATGGTGCTATCTCTTCGATTCAGAAGAACAGTACCGCTATTGACCAGACTAACAAGCAGATCATCCTAAAGGCCGACCAAACGGAAGTCGATCAAGTTAAGCAGACCGCTACGAAGAACAGCTCCCGCCTTGACGTCATGGACGGACAGATCAGATCTAGAGTAACTAGCACGGACGTCAACAATATCGTTGACAGCAAGGGCTTTGCAACTACCAACACGGTGCAATCACTGATCACGCAGAAAGCTGGTACGATCAATGAAAGCATTGTGAAACTTAATCAAACGGTTAAGCAAGGTGCTGAAAACAATGTCCAGTTGGTCCGCAAGAGTGACTTTGAGGATGGGGATAAAGGAAGCTGGAATGCACAATGTATTGTGAGTGCAACTAATCCAGCACCGCCATCTGAATTAGGACAATCGGGTATGAAAGTCCTTCAAACTAATGTGCGCGATAGCTATGAAGATGACATTTGGTATTCAGTTAAACCAGGGGAAAAGTTCGATGTTGACTTTTGGTGCGCCCCATCTACAAAATTCTATACTACTTTTGGACTTCAATTTGTAGATAAAGATAAGGGTAATTGGCAATGGCTTGGCGTTTCAACGGACCAATCGGGCCAATGGAAGCATTATACTGGAACTATTACTGCTCCAGCTAATTCAGCTTTTGCAAAACCGTGGTATCAGATGGAAAAGCCTTGGGACAACACGGCTAATACGGCCTGGCTGGCTAAGCCAAGTATTCGCCGCCAGAACGCCACAACAGTTGCCGCCATTCAGCAGATCACCGCATCAATTGACGGTCTGCAATCGAATGTTATTAACTACAAGAATAATACAAGCTCACAGATCACCCAGCTGTCAAACACCTTCAATAGTAAGATTGGCGATGCCCAGATTGCGATTAATGACTTGAAGGACAAGACTTTGTGGAAAAGCACGGGTAGCATCGATTTGAACAGTGCCGTTAGCCAGCAGAAACTGTTCGTCACGGGCGGATCAAACCTGCCGCCTGGTGATTACTGGTGGTTCGTTCAGGTAGAGTCTGGCGGTTATGGCCGGGTTATTCAATACGCCGTTTCCGACCGTGATAATAAGCATTTCAGTCGACAATGCAGTTGGGGTCAATGGTCTGCGTGGACGAAAGATGCTACTGAGAGTGAGATCACCCAACTAAGTGACGCCATCAATCTGCGAGTTACTAAAGGTGATCTGATCAGTCAAATCAACCTGCAAGCGGGGACAGCTTTAATTCAGTCCAACAAGCTAGTTCTTGACAACAAGACAACCGTCATTACAGGCGAGGCGTTTATCCCGAGCGCAGCGATAAGCAGCATTCAAGCCGATAAAATCCAGATCGGGAACTCACAGTTATTTAGTGACGATGGCACGCTCAATTTGATCAACCAGAATTCCGGTACCGCATCAATCAAACTAACTACCGGTAATGTACAAGGATCAACGCAACCGGTGACCAAGTTTGCTAATGGATATAACACGAGTGCGATTGATATATCACCAGTCGGCACGGTGATCCGTCCCACGCTTTTCTTTGAAGATTATCCTGGGCAAGCTAAAGACACCGGCTGGCTCGGATTCAGTCGGCACGATACGGCAGAATTGTATTTCCACACCTACGACGACACGAAGGAACTGTTTCGGGTCGCATGCGTGTCACGATTCAACCAAGAACTGCACGTTGATAGACCTATCTGGCAACAAGGACTTTCCATCGCTTCTGGTAATACCATCTGGTCTGGGAGCGACTATCTGGCGGTTGGTGATCATGTCTCTAACTCATATACCAACGTTATAGCGAAATCGTTTAGTCAACAGTCTACGTTGTCGTCCAAGACCAACATTGAAACGGTTGATCCAAAGGACGCACTCGATTTAGTAAACCGCACTGACATTCTATCGTACCAGTACAAGGCCGACGTTGCACAAGGCAAAACTAAGCGGTATACGTCACTAATCATCGACGACGTGCATGACGTAAGCAAATACTATGCACCAAATGAATTTACTAATGAGGAACGAACCGGTCGTGACGATGGATCGGCAGTCGGCTATCTGTTTTTAGCAGTTAAGGAACTCACTAGACGAATTAAAACATTGGAGGAAAAATTAAATGGATAACGAAACAGTCCAAAACTTAGTCAACGACTATGCAATTGAGCTAGGCACTCTGCACTCAAACCTGGTGATCGAGCGTGCAAATAACCGATCATTACAAGCGCAGCTAGATAAGGCAAATCAAGAGCTCAAGGAACTCAAAGACAAGCAAGACACCGACAAGCAAGACACTACTAAGGAGGACTAACCATGAACGTACAAGTTAACAGTTTTACCTACAATTTCGAAGATGGTCAAATTAATTCAGCTCAAGTGGGGCTTTACGGTAACAACCCATCAACCGGCGAATACGTCAACGCTTCAGTACGGATTAACCAATCCGATCTAAGTGAGGGTGCTACATTTTTAACGGTTGCCATGAATGACATCATCTCCATCGCCAAGAAGAAGCTGGCGGCTGACACGGCGCTCAAGGACGCAACCACCACCACTCATGCTTAAGGAGATGGTTAAATGACCAAATTAATTGCCTTTGGTGACTCGATCTTCGAGGGCTGGGACGGAGTGAAGAAGGTTGGCGATAACCAGCGGATCCCGGAGCTAGTCGGCAAGGGACTGGGCTGGTCGGTTGAAAACTGGGCGATTGGCGGGACTAAGTACGACAGCTCTTATACTGGCTTCCCTGGGATTTTAGACCAGCACCCTATTGCAGGATACGATTATGCGATGTGGATGTACGGTGTCAACAACTTTGGCTGGCCTGGTTCGCTCGACAGCATTAAGCAGTGCTTGCAAGCCGGGATTGATAAGGCTAAGACACAAAGCCCAACCACTAAGCTACTGGTGATCTTGCCCACGCAAGACTTCCGCTGGGGTGGCAAAACACTTTACGACATCAACAGCCAGTTCTGGTCGCAAAATCAACTTGACGATTTAATCCAAGAGGTCGCCCAACAAAATGGGGTGGCCTTTTTAGATTGGCGGGGCGACCCGGTAATCACGCCGGAGAACTGCGCTGAAACACTTGGCGACGGTGCTAAGGGAGTGCATCCGACGGTGGCAACGATGGTCAAGTTAGCTAGCCGAATCGCTGACAAGCTAAAAGCGATGGCTGACACCAGCGATACACCATCACCTTCACCATCACCATCGCCTTCACCAACCAAGAACACGGCACAACTCAAGCTCACTCGGCTCACACAAGCGTCCGAACTTCTCGACAACCTAACAAGCAATAACCAGCTTGTAGTTGACTATCTAAACGGCATTGATAGCCAACTAGATAATGTTTTTGCGACAGGAACAATTGATGCTCAAACAGTAACCCCGCCAACAGTGGAAACACTCGGTCGTGAGGTACGCAACTACATGTTCGATCTGTTTGGCTCCCTTGAGATGTACCTAAACAACTTGATCAAGGTAGCTAACTCTTACGGTGTCTTTGACCAGCAAACTGGACAAGCAACCGCAACGGTGGCTTTAACTCCACCAACGGAGTTGACCCTCAACAGTGACTTCATGGAAGCAATCAACGCCTTATGGTCTACGATTGAATCCACACTCAATAATTTACAGTCTTACGCAAACGAATTTTAATGGAGGTATGCAAATGGCAACATTAGTAGGTGACCCCGCCAAACCACAAGGCAAGTATGTGGTACTAGACACCACAGTCGGCTCAACCCGCTCGGTGATCGTCCCACAGCTTTCTGGGCACCAGGGGGACGCTGGCCGGATTGTCTATCTGGCCATTAAGGATGGAACTACTCCTCATAACATGGACGGCCAAAAGTTGGTCCTTAAAGCAAAGGACGCTAGCGGCACGCCAAAAGTGTCTGACACCATGACCGCCGTGGATTCTTCTGCTGGGGGCTTAGTTCAATTCACGGTCCCAGCGCAGTTTTATCAGGCGGATGGGCCTTACAGTACGGCCTATTTTGAACTCAGATCCATTTCAAGTGACACGGTTATCAGCACAATTAACGTATCCTTTGAAGTGCTGGAATCGGCCACCATCATGACAACCGGTCAAAGTGAGATCTATAACAACGAGATGGGTAACAAGATGGACAAGGTCAACGCGTCCATCAGCAACAAGCTCAAGGTCTTACAAGAGCAAGTTAGCAACGCGGCCACACTGGCTAAGACGGCCCAAGCAAGCCTTGACGCTATCACGGCCGCCGCTAAGGCTAACTCGTTTGCGACGCTGTCTGGGAAGAATGTCTTTACTGGAGACAACACTTTCAACGGCACGACAACAATTGAAAATCTGTCAAGCCCTACTATTGACAGTCTCAAGAGTACGTTGACTAATAACATCAACGCCGTGGGTAACAGCGTTAACTCACAGTTGGCTGGTAAATTGACGGTGACTGAAAATTGGACGCGAAACTATACGCTTGGCGGTGCATTTACCGCACCACAAGGTGGAGCAAACCAGTTCGCTTTAAGCCGCTACAAGATCATGGACGGCTTGTCAATCATTACCGGACGTGGTGACTTAGTTGTCAACTCAGACAACGAGTATTTCGAAGGAACAATCACGCTACCGTGGATCGTTGACAACGCTGACACGGCCTTTGCTCAAATGTACTGGGACTCCAAAGGCGATTACTCCTACACCTTGCCACACTTGGGTGTGTGGGATAGGACACTTGGAATCTCGATGAAGGGTAAGCGCAGCAATCAAACGTGTCGGCTCTCTCTCGTGATCTTTACAATGGACCGGTAAAGGGGGTAATTAAATGGCAGTAACAATTGATCCGGCATCAAAGAAATGGGTTATCGATGGTGTGGTCCAAGATGTCTCAGCGGTGGGGCAAAGTGGAGCAACGCCAACGATTGACCAGACAACCGGTCACTGGTTTATTTCTGGCAAAGATACTGGATTTCAAGCCATCGGTAAGGATGGTAAGAACGGCAAGAGTGCTTACCAACTGGCGGTTGCTAACGGCTATCCATCCGACCTGGACACCTGGTTAGGATCCCTTAAAGGCGATAAAGGTGACAAAGGTGATACGGCACTAAGCGTCAAGGTTGGCTCGGTTAAGTCTGGCAACACAACGACCGTGACTAACTCAGGGACGTCAACCGACTTAGTCTTGGACTTTACTTTTGCACCAAAGGATTTAGAAGGATTGGCAAGCTATGCAACTAAGGCAGACTTAGCCGATTATGTAAAGACTTCGGTGCTGACTGGCTACTACACGTCCGCTCAGTTGGACACCAAGCTAAGTGCTAAGGCTGACCTCGCTATGGTGGCCAATATCGCTGACAAGGACACGGTTCAGAATTTCTCAAATAAGGTTGACCAGCTAACGGCGCTGGTTAACGCACAAGATCAGACGATTGCCGACTTGCAAAGCCAGCTCAACACGGTCTTGGCCAAGCTCAAGACGGCTACCACAACTAAGGTTTAGCGAAGGGTGGCGATGACTATGAACCTTCACCACCCTTTTGGGTTTGATTGGGGTGATTTGGTGGCTATCTTTTCACTGGTTGGCGTGGTTGCTACCTACACCCACCTGGCAATCAGTCATACAGCTAAGGACTCTAACAGAGCTGATTTTGAACAGCTTACCGCGTCAATTGCTAAGCTCAATGAGACGATGATCAAAGTCAATTTGGTTTTAGAAAGCCTCAAAGCCGACCGTGAGTCAACAAACCGGCGACTCGATAAAATTGAGGCAACGACCGACAGACACGACATCCAGTTGGCGAGGATCGAAGAACACGTGATGACAAATGGAGATAAATAGTAATGAATACAGTTAATGATATTTTAGAATGGTTGATCCAATCTGGGACTTTGGCGGCAATCTTTTTATTTGCCTGGAAGTTTGTCAAGCCTTGGCTTGATGCCAAAGCTTCTCACGCCAGTGCTGAAAAGGCTAAAGTAGCTTGGAGTTTGCTAGAACAAGTAGCTAACATTTCAGTTACAGCGTTGGTTGGTCAGAATATGACTGGCAAGGATAAGTTTGACTTGGCAGTTAAGAATGTTCAACAAGCAATGCAAAGCCATGGGTTTAATGTTAATCAAGCGGCAGTGGAAAATGCGGTGCAATCTGCTTATGAACAGAGTTCACTGACGCCAACGGTTGTGCCAGGCAATGATAGTCAACCAGCGCAAGGATCAGTAGCTGCAATTGATCCAAAGGAGGCTAAATAATGGCTTTACGAAATTTATTCATTGATGTCTCCAGCCATCAAGAAGATAGCGTAGCTTATTTCCAACTCGCCAAAGCAAAGGGCGTAATGGGGGTAGTAGTCAAGCTGACGGAAGGTTCAGAAGATGGTTCTGCTTATGTAAATCCTCGTGCTGCAGCACAGATCCGCAATGCGGCCGCCGTTGGTTTGCGTGTTAGTTGCTATCACTTTGCACGCTACACTAGCAATACAGATGCTCAAAACGAAGCTCGTTTCTTCGTTAAGATCGCTAAGCAGTATGGCATGACGAGTGACACTCGGATGGTTGACGATGCGGAAGTTCATTCGGTAGCCGATTATAATTCCGCAACGGCCGCCTTTCTGAACGAAGTCAAGGCACTTGGCTATACTAATGTTGGGCTTTACTCGATGAAATCATTCTTCACGGGTGGAATCCTGAACAGTCATGGTTTTGGCGATGCCAAGATTTGGGACGCCGGTTATGGAATTACTGACTTAGGCATTGACAACGCCGCCGCATGGCAATGGACTGACAACGGTCTTGGTATGAACGTCGACACGTCTTATGACTTTGACGGAGCATTTACAGTTGGCAGTTTAAATCTTGGAACGGTTCCATCTACGCCAATCCCGGCACCTAATCCAGTAGAACACGTTGGACATCCGGCAACCGGCACTTACACGGTTCAATCTGGCGATACGCTGTCTGGCATTGCTGCTAAGTTTGGTACGACCTATCAAATTCTATCCGCTATCAACGGGATTGGTGATCCAAACCAAATTTGGCCGGGGCAAGTGCTTAAAGTCACTGGCACAGTGAGTCAAGAATCGACGTACTATGTGCAAGCTGGCGACACCTTGTCATCGATTGCAACTAAGTTTGGTACAACCGTTTCGAACCTGGTAAGTATTAACCACATCAGCAATCCTAACGTTATCTACGTTGGCCAAAAAATTTATGTTGGTGAAGCTAAGCAGGGACAGTCCAACGCCTACACGGTTCAATCCGGAGACACCTTGTCGGCAATCGCAAGCAAGTTCGGCACTACCTGGCAGGCTTTAGCTCAGAAGAACGGCTTGGCAAATCCTAACGTCATCTACGTTGGACAAACGTTGACAATCTAATTGTATAAGTGACCAGCACTGTCGGTCGATTCAGCTAGCTTTAAATGATTAATCCCCCTTGCCTTCGTGGTGAGGGGGATTTTTTGCGTTAAAAGGGTAAAAAGCATTTTTTTTTGAAAGCGGGCAAGGAAACACGTTCTTTTAAGGACGTGATGAATTGCCTTTTTTTGTGCCCTTAGGGCACATGATCGAACCGTAATGTAATATAATTATTGGTATGAACACCACAAGATTTGAACTACTCCCACTTAGCTAAGCCTACGGCTTGATGCTTGAAGTGGGAGATTCTGGGAACATCGCATACTTACTCTACCGGTTCTAAGTGAACTTTCGAGCAGAGGTTACGACTAATAAAAAAGTGGTGGCAATTTAAAAAAACGAGGGCAAAAAAATGATTGATTCAAAAATTATGGAGACAACAAAGTCTATTTTGAAGGAATTTGGTAACACATACTTTTCAGATAAAGGCACTCTAAAGCGCAACAAAGTAATAGAAGACCTCGATGCTTATACACCTATGTTGATGAAGGCATTACTAGCCAATCAACTAATTCATGATACCTATACTGAGTCAGTTGTTATAGATGATAAAAGTGTAGAGATTTTTAAGTTAAACCAATTTATTGAAATGTTTACGTATAAAGAATACTGGCCAGATAGCTACACAAGATTTGAAAATAAAATTGGCCTGACTGCTGGCGGTAAGTTTATTGATGAGACTGCTGATGTTGTGTTAGATTTTCCCTTCAAAGATACCGTTTTAAAAGCTGGTATGACGAAAGAAGATCAAAAAGATGCTGACGAACCCTTTTTGCATGAAACGATTGCTAAGGCTGAAATTGATCAATTATTAGAACCTAAAATATTTGTCAATGCTACTAAGTATGATAAAGAAAATTTAGAAGGTGTATCCACTGACAAGTTTGATGATGGAAATTTAATCATCAAGGGGAACAACTTAATTGCGTTGTATAGTCTGAAAAAAAGATATGCAGGTAAAGTGAAATTGATTTATATAGATGTTCCTTTTAATACGCCGTTTGTAAAATTAAGTTAGAAAAATAGAAAAGCCATTTGTGGTAGACTTTTGAATACCCATAAACAAAAGAAAGGAAACCACAAATGACTTACACCCATCTTACCACAAACGAGCTGACAATCATCGCCCATTCTTTCGTGCAAAAGCTTAAAGCGTACCGAGTGGCCCAAATGATCAACCGTTGCGCCGAAACCGTTTATCGCGTTTATCGTTACCTGGAAACCGGTGCCTCAATTGCTGATTATCAAGATCACTATATGCGCAATAAGCAACGTTGTGGCCGAAAACGTACTCAGTTGTCACTGGCTGAACTCACTTATATCAACGACAAAATTGCCCAGGGGTG